AGCAGGACGACGTCACCACCGTGACCAAGATCATCAACGGGGGCAACGGCGGGCTCGCGATGCGCATGGCCCTGACGGACCGCGCCATCGAGGTGATCGGATGAACTGGAACCGTGTGCAAGCCTGGACCTGCGTCGTCTGTGGGGTCACGGTCAGAGGGCCCATCGAAGTCATCAGGGATCACACCTTGGCGCACGGCCAGGCGTACAATCCCACTGGAATTGCTGGAAATCAGGAAAAAATTCTAGAGGCTAAGCGCCGAAAAGAACAGCCAATCTTCTCCGGACTTCTTGCCTACTTTCCTGACGCCTGCCTCGCCGTGGCCAACTGCAGCTGGGTCGGCAACGAGCAGCACCACCCGGGGGCTCCTCTTCACTGGGACAAGACCAAAAGCACCGACGAGAAGGACGCGCTGGTCCGCCATCTCCTGCAGTCCGGCACGCTCGACACCGACGGGGTGCGTCACAGCGCCAAGGTGGCGTGGCGGGCGCTGGCCATGCTGCAGCGCGAGCTTGACAAGGAGAAGGGATCGTGAGAACCTACCTTAGGCTCTTGGAGGTTCTCGTGTCCCGTCTCGGATGGCTGCTGGCTCTGGCGTTCGCGCTGTCGCTGATCCCTACGGCCTGCTTCGCGGCGGAGGATACCTACGACTGCGCCGCGAACTGGCAGGAGAGGGTCAAGATCGCAGGCAAGCTGCAGCGGCTGCGCGACCGCGCCGAGAGGCTGTGCCCCGCCGGCAACCGCATGGAGCTGGAGCGCTGCGCGCCCATCCAGGCGGAGGCCTCCGCGCTGCTCGATCGGCAGCTGGTGCTCGACGTGCTGGCGGAGACGTACCACTGCCCCTTCGTGGGGGATCTGGAGTGATGGATGCGCTCGCGTGGGTTCAGAGTCATCGACGAGGGCTTGCTCTTGCTGGCGGTGCCTGCGGCCTTGTGGCTCTTGGGGCTGCTGGTGGCGCGTGGTTTCATCCTAGAACGATCACAGTCCACGACACGCAGACCACCAGCGTGAGCGACGAGTCCGCGGGGCTGGATCTCGTCAAGCACGAGGAGAAGAAGGTCGCCCCGACGGTGAAGACGCGGATCATCTACCGCGACGGGCCGGTGCGCGAGCGCATCGTCGAGCGGACCGGCGGCTCCGAGACGACCACGGACACGCAGGAGAAGGTGAAGGACGACCTCCATGTCGAGACGAAGACCTCTGAACATCAGTCAGTTACTTCAGCCCCAGAGGGCCGCTGGTCGTTCCGCGTGCTCGCGGGCGTCGATACTGCTGGAAGCGTGGTTGCGGGAGCGGGCGTGGAGTATCGGTTCCTCGGCCCCGCGACCGCGGGAGTGGAAGTACTCGCTCCAGTGGCTGGCGCGCCGGGTCGATTCGCTGTCGGAGTCTCCGCAGGGCTGAGGCTGCCGTGAACGACCCCGTGCTGCCGCACGACGAGGCGGACCGCATCTGGAATCTGGAGCGCTGCGAGCGCTGCCGCGCGATGGAGGAGAAGCTGCGCGCCGCCCTGCTCGCCAACGAGTCGTGGGCCGCGGGGCACGCGGCGCTGGTGGAAGAGAACAGCAGGCTGACGCGGGCGCTACTGCGCCATGCGCAGGTGTGGAGCAAGGCATGAGCCCCCGGCGGCCCCAGGCGAAGAGGAAGAAGAGCAGCGCGCTCCGCGAGGCGGAGAAGTACATCAAGGACCTGGAGCTGGAGGGGTACAAGATGGTGCGCAAGATCGAGTACCTTGAGGATCGCGTCAAGGAGCTGGAGACGCGCGAGGAGCACGACGCGTGAGCTTCCTCATCTTCGGGCTCTTCTGGCTGCACTTCGACCACGCCCCGCTGTGGGTGCAGGCGGCCTTCGTCGCGGCCTGCCTCTACGAGAAGTGGGAGGAGCGCCATGCCAAGCGGTGAGCAGGTCGCGAAGCTGGTGGCGGGCTTCATCCTCTGCGGCGTGATGCTCGTGGTCTTCATGCTGGCGCTGCAGGAGACGTTCGACTGGTGGGACGGAAAGGACAACGACCGTGGCGAAGGATGACGGCAGGCCGAAGTGCAGGACGTGCGGCGCCCCGGTGGCCTCCGGGGCGGGGCAGGAGATCAGCCGCTGGCTGGAGTCCAAGGTCAAGACTATCGGCTCCAACCCCGCGAGGGCCGCGCGCGCCGCGAAGATCCGCCGGCAGAACGGCAGCGGGAAGTGATGGGGATCTGCGCCTGCTGCCCCGCTGGGCTGGGGCTCTGCGAGTGCTGGGACGACTATGACGACGACGGACGCGTGCGTGGACTGCGGTCGCGAGATGACAGAAAGAGAGCGTCGGAGAGCCGACGCGGTAGCAAGAAGTTCCACCATCCTCGCCTGCATCGACTGCTGGCGTGAGGCTGTGGCCGCCGGTGGGTGGCCAGGAGACACTGATGAGCGACGAGACGAAGACGCCTGCGCCGGAGGCTGGTGCACCGACCCCAGCTGCTGCTCCTACGCTGGCGGAAATCCCTAGGTCGATGGAGGCCATCTCGAAGGAGTACAACGAGGTGGCGAGGGCGCTGGGTCACCTCGTGTGGCAGATGGAGATCAGTGAGAACCAGAAGCGCAGCCTGTTCGCGCGGCTGAACGCCCTCGGCGAGGAAGCGAGCAAGCTCCCCCCGGAGGCACCAAAGAAGCCTGCACCGCCGAAGCTCGTGGCGGCCCCGAAGGCTGGCGCGGATGGCACTTAAGATCGACAAGCGCCTGCAGGCGAAGTGGGAAGCGAGGCTCGCCGCCGAAGGCCTCGCGCCCCTGACGACGCACGCCGCCGCGGAGACTCGCCAGCGGCGGGCTCTCGCGTCGCGGACCGCCTCGGGGCAGAAGGCCGTCACGGAGCGCTACTACATGCGCGCGCACAAGTTCCTGCGTCGCATCGAGCTGGCGCACACCGTGTGGCAGCTGCACTGCGAGGGGAAGGGGCGCCGCGACATCGCCGGCATCCTGCTCGTGCCGGAGAAGATGGTGCGGCTGGTGCTGGAGCGCCTGCACAGCATCGCTGGGATCAAGCCCTGATGGAGGAGCAGATCCGCATCGACGTCGACGGGTACGTGACGCGCATCAAGAGCTACGCCTACGTGCCGTGGGAGATGCACGGCATGCGCGGCGCGCTGCTCGTCGACGGGTCGCCCCGGCGGCCCTACTGCTCCACGTACATCCTTGACTGCGGAAAGTGCCCGCCGGCGGATGTCGCCCGTGGGTGCCACGCCTTCCCGGTGCAGTGGGTTCACTACGCCACGCCGCTGGATCGCGTGTGGAGCATCAACGAGGGGTGGGAGATCCGTGAAGCCTGACTGCGGCATCCCCTGCGAGTACTGCATGACGTGCCGGCTCACCGGTGCGAAGAAGTGCCACCACGACTGCTGCGAGCCGATGGTCTACATCGTCTCGCCGCAGCAGTGGGTGTACCTGATGGCGAAGGCGCCGTGGCTCAGAGTGGAGGCGGAACTTCCTTCTCCACCGTCCGAGTCCAAACCTCGACGCGGTCGACGAAGTGCAGCGCGAGGGCGGAAGGGGAAGTCACCCACCGCTCGACGCCGCCCTCGATCCAGTTGAGGTAGGCCTCCGGGGACATGCCCATCCGCGGGGCGATCAGCGCGGCGACGGCGAAGTTCAGGCTGCGCATGAACTCCCTGTCGTCCTGCTTCGTCGGCCCGCCCCCGCTGAGGTAGCCCTCGTGGAACATCAGCACCGCCTGGGGCTCCATCACGCGCTCCGCACAGACGGGCGACTCCAGCACGATGGCGGCCGCGCTGGCGACCATCCCCGTGCCCACGCAGGTGATGTGGAGCTTCTTTTCCACGATCCTGTCGCGGACCAGGTCGATGAAGAGCATCGTGGTCAGCAGGTTGCCGCCGGGGGAATTGATGCGCAGGGAGACCTCCGGCCCGGGGGCGTCTAGGATCTCCTTGTACGTGGAGGCGAGGGTGTCGCCGTCCATGGGGCCGATCAGAGACGCGTCGTAGCGCTGCGTCGCCCCCCAGCACGTGGTTGAGAGAAGAAGGAACGCAGCGGCAACGCCTCTGAACATGGTGACTCCTATTTGGGTGGCCTGTTGGCGACCCTCTGCCCCGGTAGGCTGATCATCTGCGAGGCGGTCAGGGCCTTCGCCCCTCCGGTGCCGCCCCTGCTCCCAGGGCCGCCCTGCTGGCTGGCCCGCTGCGCGTAGAGTCCCTGGATGGACTGCAGCATCGGCTGCGAGTACGAGGCTCGCGGCGTGATGCCCATCACCATCATGCCCGTCATCGCGCGCAGGGTGGCGCCGTCCTTGTGGGCGCTCTCCTTGATCCCCGCGGCGAACTTCGCCGTGAGCGCAGCGGCCCGGGGGCCATGCGCCTGCTTGTACACCGCGGCCTCGGCGGGCGTCGCGGTGCCCTTGGCGAGGGACGCCTCGAACACGCGAGGGTCCTTGACGATGGCGACGGCGCGGCTCATCTTCGCCGTCTCGCTGGCGCTGGGCGTCCACTGCGGCGAGTACGGCCCCGGCAGCTCCGGCCACTGAAGGATGCCCGCCAGCGCCTGAAGCTGCGCGCCGTACTGCAGGCCCATCTGCCCGTAGGCCTCCGGGGCGAAGTCGTTCACCACGCCCGCCCGCTCCTGCAGGTGGTCCATGGCCAGCTGGGGGTTCGCCAGCTTCTGCTGGACGTCGTCGCGCAGCTTGCGCAGGTCCGCGGCGGACATCGAAGCAACGGCGGGCGCCGCGTACTTTCCGATGCCGTCGGAGTGCAGCGCCGAGGCAACTCGCTCCAGGTGAGCGTCCACGCCGGCGCCGAGGCGCGCCAGCTGCGACAGGCGCGCGGCCTGCCACTCCGCCGGCGCCATCTTCCACGCCATGCGCGCCGCCTTCACGACGCCGTAGGCGGGGATGAGCTGCCCGAGGACGTGGTGCCCGAAGTGCTCCGCCACCGCGCCGCCGATCTCGCCGCCGGCGACGGCCTTCAGAGCCTCCATCACGCCGCCCTTCTCCTCGGCGGTGATCAGCCCCTTCTTGAAAGCCTCCTGGACCTCCAGCAGGCCGTTGACCTGGTCGGCGACCTTGCCAGACAGGCCCTCCAGCCCGGTGGCTCCCGCCTTCGCCAGCGTCTCGTGGAAGTCCTGCAGGCCCTTGCCTGCCTCGTGGAGCTTCTGCAGCGCCTCGATGACGTCCTGACGGTTCTCCGACTTGAGCGCCTTGGCGACCTTGTCGGCGCTGATCTTCCGCACCGTCTCGCCGCGCTCCGTGACAGGAATACCCACGAGTCGCATCACGTTGGCGCGCGCGTCGGAGAAGGCCTCCTCGACCGCGATGCGCTGCGCGTCGAGTTCGCCCATCCCGGCATCGCCGACCTTCTTGCGAACCTGCTCCATGCCTCGGTCGATGACCTTCTGCTTGGCCATCTGGTCCATCGCGTCGAAGCCGCCCTGCAGCGCGCTGCGCGCCTTGGACACGACGCCCGCGCCGTCGCCCACCTTGAGGGCCGCGGCCAGGTTGTCGAGGGCCTCGCCAGCCTTCCCGAAGGCGCGCCCGGTGGCCTCGACCACGGGGCTCGCCGCCTTGGTGATGCCGTGCATCAGCTCTCCGCCGACGACGCCGCCCACGGTGCTCCAGAAGAGCGTGCCCATCACGTGACTGGCGACCTCCTCGGGCGAGTGGCCGAGGTCCTTCTCGTTGGTGAGCGACAGCGCCCCGTAGCCCAGGCCCGCCGTGGCGTTGCGCGCCGCCTCCGGGGCCCGACCCAGCACGCGCGCCGCCAGCGACGGGACCGCCGCCGACACGCCACGCTCTGCCGCGGCCTCGGCGCTCTTCTTGGCGAGGGCGCCCTCCACGGCCTGCAGCGCGATGCGCATGCCTCCGGGGACACCCTCGGCGATGATGGCCTTCTCCGCAACGGCGGGCAGCGCGGCCTCCATCACGGTACCGATACCAGTCTCCGCGACCTTGCCCGCCGCTGCGGTCTCCCCGCCGATGCCCGCGGTCGCCGCGATGGTGGCCAGCTCCGCGGCTCCATGGATCCACGGGTGCGCCTCGGCGCTGCGGTCCACGTCCTCGCCCAGCTCAGGCGCGACGCTGCGGACCACGTTGCGCGCGAAGGGCACCACGTCGGCCACGCCAGCGGCCCCGGCGGCGACCTTGCCCTTCCAGCCCTCGACCTGGCGCTGCTGGTACTCAGCGTCGCGCTCTTCCTTCGACGCGTCGATGTACCCGTTGGCGCGGGCGGCGCTGAGGTCCTCAGGCTTCCAGAGAGGCCCAACCTCGCCGGTCTTGGGGTTCTTCACCCAAACCGGCGCGTCCTCGGAGGGGCCCTGCGGCTTGTTGTCGTCCATCGGTTACCTCTTGAGGCTGGGAGCCGCCGGGGTGGGCTGCATGGGGACAGTGGAGCCGACCCTGTACCCGACCTGCGCCTGCTGGCGCGCGTACTCGTCTCGCTGCGTGGCGAGGAGCTGCTTCAGCCTGGCGATCTTGTCCTTCGCCAGATCCGCGTTGTCGGCGGGCTCGGGGACGAGGTCCAGGGCCTGCTTGATGCGCTGGTCCGAGGCGACGCCGCCGCCCAGCGCGGACGCCACCTTCTCGCGGAGCACCCCGGCGGCCGCGGCCGAGGCCTTCTCGTCCTTGCCCCACGGCAGCTCCTTGCGGATGTTCTGCTTGAAGGCGCCGAGGACTCCCTGCGAGCCCTTCTCCAGGTTGCCCAGGTGCTCGTCGAGGTCGCTGATGGTCGCGTTCAGGTTGCCGATCTTGCTGCCCTGCATCTCGCGAGGGGTCTTGAGGGCGTCGCCCGCCTTCGCCTTCTGCAGCGCCAGCGAGTTCTGCGCCTGCGTGTTGGCGTTGGCCGCCGCGGCCTGGTTGGCGCTCCTGCGGTCAGCGATGCCACGAGCCGACTGCGCGAGAGCCATGTCCCCGGCGGCGTTCGCCACAGCGGCGTTGGCCTTGACGGCCGCGCTGCTGGACTTCGCCGCGATGGTGTTGAGCTTCGCCAGCGCCACGTTCATCAGGGTGTGCTGCGCCATCTGCGTGGCGAGGCGGAGGTCGCCGGTCTCGCGGTAGGTGTCAGCGAGCAGCGACTTCTTGGTCTCCAGGTTCGCCTTCTGCGCGTCGATGTCGCGGTCGATGTTCTTCTGGATGACCTGCATCGCCATGTTGGGCCCGCCGCCCAGCCCGCTGCCGAGGCCAGACAGGAGCAGGCCGATGGACGCGGTGATGCGCCCGCCGGTGCCGCGGTCAGCCCAGTAGTGGTTGGGGTCGATCTTCCCGTTCTCGATGTCCTGCCGGAGCTGGCGAGCCCGCCCCTGGATCTCCGCGAAGTGCTCGTCGCTGCTCTTCTGCAGCGCCTGCAGCCCCTGGATCTTCTCGGCGTTGGCCTTCTCGGTGTCCCCCGCGGCCTCCGCCTGCTTCGCTGCGTTCTCGCTGCGCGCCGCCTTGGCGGCCTCATTGGCGGCCACCTCCTGCGGCGTGATGTCGTGAACCTTGGCGGCCACGAACTTGCCCAGCTGCACATTGTCGCTGGTGGTGCCGGGCTGCTCAGCCGCCGGGGGCTGCTCGCCAGTGCCGAGGGACCCGCCAGTGGGGGCCTCCTTGCTGATGATCCCGCCCTTGAGGGGATCGACCGTGCCGACCTCGGGCTCGGTCATGCCGGCGCCGGCGTACAGCGGGCCGGTGCTGGAGGCGCGCTCGTCGGCGTCGCGGGCGGCGTTGCCCTCGCGCATCACCTGCGTGACGGCGGCCATCCCGCCCCTGTCCTCGCCGGGCTGCTCGTCCCCGCCACCCTCGCCCCGGAGGCCCTCGTCCGCGGCGTCCTGCTCCTCGCGCACGTAGGCATCGGGCGCAGTGACTCCGTCGCCTGGAGTGCGGCCGTCGCCGCCCTCGTCCATGTACTTCACCGTGCCGCCCTCGGCGAACTTGCGGAGGTGCTTGACGGTGGAGGGGTGCAGCCCCTTGTGGGCGATGGTGAAGACGTCGCCGCCCTGGGTGTGCAGCTTGAAGTGGTCGCCGTGGTCGACGAGGCGCCCGCCCTTGCTGAGGGCCGCGGGCTTGCTGGCGTCAGCGGCCACGAAGTCCTGCCCCACCTTCTGCGGGATGCCGAGAGTGGAGTGACCGTGGGCCGCGGCCATCATCGCGCGGTGCTGCTTCGGGGTCTTGGAGGGCATGTCAGCTCTTCCTCTTCTTGATGTCCTTGAGGGCTTCGTGTCCGCTGCCGCCGTGCTGCATCAGCAGCTCGACGAAGCGCTTCGCCTTCTCAGGGTCGTGGGCGACGGTCCTCGGCAGGACCACCTCGCCAGGGCTCAGCTTGGCGTCGACGACGTCGTTCTTGAGGCTGTTCCCAGGCACGTTGGCCTTCCCAGGAACGGGACCCCCGGAGGCGTAGATGCCGGCGACCTGATCCGGTGCCGGCGCCCCAAGGCGGAGGCGGGAGAGGAACGGCGCGCCGCTCTTGTCGCCCATCAGCGGCGCAGGGGCGCCACCGGGCTCGCGGACCTGCTTGCTCGTGGCGAGGCGAGGCGGGCCGTTGGGGCCCTGAGGGCCGGCGGCCTGACGCTGCGCCACGGAGGGCCCAGCGCCCACCATCGACGGGACCGCGCTGCCGGTGCCGCCGGCGAAGCCCTGCGAGGCTGCCTGCAGGCCCGCGCCGATGCGAGCGAACAGGCTAGGGTGGGCTGCGGCCTCCTGCGCGTGCTTCTCCGCCTGCACGGAGTTGGTGCGCGTGTCGAGACCAGCGGACTCGTCGGCCTCGCCGCCCTCGGCGTAGCGGGGGATGCCCTTCTCCTCGGCCTCATCGGGGTCGATGGCGCCATCGGTGTCGGGCGAGTCGTCGGACTCAGGCTCGTCGTCGGCGGGGTTGTAGTCCTCCTCCGACTGATCCGGAGAGCCGCCGGCGTACCCGCCCTGGTTCAGGTGCAGGGTCTTCTTCTTGCCCTCGCTGTCCTCGCCCTCGTGCTGAGCCGACGTGGCGTCGGGGGTGTGGTAGTCGTGGGGAACGTACATCGTGGTCTCGGCGCCGCCCTCGGTCTTCGGCTTCTTCGGCTTGGCGTCGCGGAGGTCCATCGGCTCGAACTTGTAGCCCTCGTGCTCCGCCATGCCTCCCTCGGCGAAGTACTCGCGCGACAGATGGTGCGCGACCTGCGCCGCGAAGCTGCGGTGCGGCTGGCCGACGCCGCGGGTCACCGACGGGAGCGCCGGCGCGTGCGGAACGACCCCGCCCTTGGCGAGGGCGATGCTGGTCTCGTCGGACTGCGTGCCCTCAGGCTCCCCAGGGACCACGCCACCCTCGGCCAGACCGAGAGCGCCCCCGGCGGCGTTCGCGATGCCGCCGATCACGCCGTTGATGACGCCGGCGTTCTGCTTCGCCACGTCCGCGTTGATCTGGTTCGCGCCCTGACGGCTCTGGATGAGGTTGCTGTTCGACTGGTTGGCCAGCCCGCCCCCGGTGGCCGCGAGCCCCGTCCCGGCGCTGGTCATGCCGCCGGCGGTCGCCGCCTCTCCCGCGAGAGCGCCGCCCAGCTGAGCGCGAGCAGCCTGCTGCTCCTGCATGCGCGTCTGCACGGCCTGCCCGGCGGCCTGCTGGTTGTTGCCAGCCTGCGCCATGAGGGCCTGCCGAGCCGCGAGGGCAGGGTTCAGGCCCTTCGCCCCGGCGGCGAAGCCCGCGGCGTTGGCGTTGTTGCGCGCCGTCGCGTCCTTGAGCTGCTGCTCGGCGAGCGTGGGGCCACCGGTGCCCGCCGCTGCATCCTGGAGCATCGCGGCGAAGCTCTTCTGCTGCCCGTAGGTGTCAGAGAGGTTGCTGAACCCCTTGTTCTGCTGCTCCAGGCCGGTGCCAAGGGCACTCTGGCCAATCGAGCCGACGCCCTGCGCGTAGTTGGGGTCGGTGACCGCCTCCTGCGCCTTGAAGTTGTTCTTGGCCATCTTACTTGACCTCTCGGGACAGCTGCCAACGCTGGGGCTCAGCGTCTAGGGTGAAGCCGGTGGCGAGCGCCCGCTTCAGCGCGTGCTCGTTGCCGACGTAGATGAAGACCTTCTTGAAGCAGAGGCGTTTCGCCTCTTCCATGCAGCGCTCGACCAGAGCGTGGATGGCCTCGGTGTGGCCAGGGGCGCCGCGGACGGTGATGGCGTTCTCGAAGGAGCAGACATCGCTGTCCGTCGAGTAGAGGAACATCGCCGCGGTGTCGTCGACGATGAAGCCGTTGAGGGGAAGCTCCGTGGGCTTCGGGCAGGCCTCCGGGTGACCCCAGCTGGCGTACATCGCCTGGAGCCTCGGCCAGTCGTGCTTCGCGCTGTAGCGGCGGACCGTCACGGCGACACCACCGGCACCACGCGCTCCGCGCCGACCTTGTTCCAGCCTTCCTTGACGCCCACGATGAAGGCGAGGTTGCTGATCGAGTACCCCTCCCCCGGCGGCGCAGGGTTCCCGTTGATGTCCAGCTCGTTCACCTGGATGTCCTCGATGGTGAGCTTCACCGCGGCGCACTTCTGGCGGTCGAAGTTACAGCGGATCTGGTAGAGCGGATACAGCCCGCCCCAGACGTCGTCGCTGCCCCACGTCGCGCCGTCGCCCCAGTACCCAGGGTCGTAGGCCTCGGCGGTCACGTCGGTGATCTGCTTCGGGGTGTCGTCGTAGTCGTAGGACACGCTGATCCGCAGCGTGTGCGGCGACTTCCAGTCACCCAGCAGCATGAACCCGTAGACGCGCTGGAACCCGTTGACGCTTCCCAGCGCCAGCCACGCGGTCTGCAGCTTGAGCGCGTAGGAGCGCCCGCCGATGGCAAAGCTGTTGGGGTCCTCGGCGTAGACCAGCCCGGCGGCGTCCAGGTAGAAGTACTGCTGCTGGCGGATGGTCGCGTCCACGAGGCCGAAGAGGGGCCGCGTCGACCACTGCTGCATGAAGTAGTCGTAGACCAGCTGGGTGCCGTCTTCGAGGTTGAAGCGGACCTGGTTGCGGTCGGCCACGAGGTTGGCGCTGACGACGGCCAGCCCGTTGTAGTGCTCCACGTCCGCCCCGATGTAGTCAGTGGCGAGGCCGCGGTTCAGCAGCTGAATGCCCTTGGCGCTCTTGTACAGGAGGCCGCCGGGGAAGAGGACCACGCTGCGCGGATCCACGCAGCCGCTGTCGGTGCTCACCAGCTTCGGCGACTGGAACGTGTTCTGCTGCCCGGTGTCGTCAGGGCCATCGCCGGCGACGATGAAGATGGACGACTCCTTGAACAGGACCTGGTAGTCGTCCATGTTCGCGATGGCGGTCACGGGGCCGCCGCGGGGGTCCACGTTGAGCACGAAGAGGTCGCTGAACTGTGCCGGCGTCCCCGGGACGACCTGCTTGGAGTACCACACCTGCAGAGGATTGACGGTGTCGAGCACCCAGAGGCGGTTCGACCCGGTGGCGATGGCGCTACACGCCGGCGGGCTCACGTTCTCGACCACGCCGCCGAAGGTGTAGAGGTTCTGCCCAGCGAGCAGCGCCGCGTCGGTCACGTCGTCGGTGATGGTCACAGTGTCGGCGCTCGTGCTGAGCGTCGGGTCGAGCACGTCGGTGACGCGGAAGTACTGGGTGCCGTTCAGCTCGGTGCGGTAGACCACCAGCACCACGTTGTGCTTCTCAGTCACGCGCAGGCAGGGGAACGTCACCGTCGCGGGGTGGGTGCCGTCGATGATGGCCCCGGCGCTGTTCAGGACCAGCGAGTACGGCTGGGACGGGGCGCTCTGGAATCGGTTGCCGACCGCGTCGGTCCACTCGTACACGCCCACGTAGCTGTACGTGCCGGTGTCGGAGCCGCTGGTGGGGGCCACGGACAGCTGCTCAGGCCACAGGTGGAAGCCGTGCTCGACGACCTCGGCCCCGTCGTACATGGACAGGTAGCCGCCGGTGATGTGCAGCGTGTCCGCCAGCTCCGCGCGCGAGTAGCTGATGCCCTTCTGGAAGAGCGTAAGCTCGACGGCCTGCACGCCGGTGAGGCTGAACAGCGACGTCTGGTCCGGCAGGCTCGGGTTGGCCACGGACACGCTGCTGACGAGGAGGTCCTGCACCTGGGTCGCGAGGAGCCACGCCCCGGAGGCCTGGAGCACGACCTGGGGCAGCCCGTGGGTGGTGGGGAAGCCGCCGGCGCCGTTGCCCAGCACCTTGGCCTGCACGGAGCCGTCTCCGGCGAGCAGGAAGTACGTGTTCTGGATCCCCGCGCTGCCGCTGGCGTAGCCCATCAGCATGTACGTGATGCCGTTGGCGACGAAGGGCTTGCTGGAGAGGTACAGGCTGCTGAAGGCCGCCGGGGTGCCCACCGTTCCGAGGTTGCTGCGCGTGTTGGTGCGCGTCTTGGACTTCCACGTCGGCGAACCCTTGACGGTGTACCAGACCACCGTGTTCTTGGCCTCGTCGAAGGTCGCGCCGACGTTCCACGCCGACACCGCCTCGATGCTCGCGTCTGGCAGCACGACGTCCAGGGCACCGTTGAGCACCATGTTGCGCACGTCAGAGGCGCCGCAGTACGTGATGCTGTACTCGTCGTTGCTGGAGGGGACGATGGACACGCCCTGCGTGGCGTCGCCGCTGCTGGCCACGCTGGTACTGGAGGCGACCATGCCGTAGGTCAGGAACGCGATGCCGAGGCTGCTGGATACACTCGTGCTGTAGGCCACGTAAATGGTGTTGCCCTCGGGGTAGCCAGGGAAGGGAGGCGTCGCGAGGTTGATGCAGGCGTCGTAGACGCCGCCGTCGAGGTCCGAGGCCAGCGTGACCACGGCGCCGTGGTTCTGCGGACTGGTGATGGGGATCGGCAGCGCCGAGAGTACCGCGCCGGTCTGGTCCGCCCATAGGAGCACGAGGTTGGGGCCGAAAGCGAAGCAGCGCGGCGAGCTTCCGCGGGCGTCCATGCCCACGGATGGCGTGCGCGTCGACGGGAGCACCAGCTGCTGGGTGCCGAGGTCCATCACGCAGTAGTTCACGAAGGTGTCGGCGCCGGAGTACTCCTCCCACGCGAAGAGAGCGAACCCCCCGGTGGCCGTCGGGTAGATGGCGCAGTCTGCCGCCCCCGCCGCTGCGGGGTCGCGGTTCACGTGGAACCCGCCGACGCTGACGGAGAGCAGGCTGCCCTTGTCCGCCCACGCGTTGCTCGCCGCGGCGAAGCTGTAGAGCCGGTTGGCCGAGGCGAGGATCAGCTCGCCCTGATAGCCCATCAGGCCCTCGCCCTCGTCGATCACGTTGGTGACATCACCAAGGATGGTGGTGGGGAGCGCAACGTAGCCGGGGGCCTTCTTCAGCTGCTTCGGAGACACGAAGGTCGCGTTCTCCAGCTGGAGGAGCTTGCCTGCCACGACCTGCTTGGGGTCGGTCTTGGTGTCGATGCCCCCCGCGAGGACGAGAGGCACCAGCTGCTTCTGGAGGGGCATTACAGCTCCGTGACGGAGAAGGTGCCGGCGAGGCCGATGCCGGCGGCCGACGTGGCCTTGAACTGCCAAGTGTGCGCGCCGCTGGCGATGGTCCCAGGAGGAATGACGTAGTTGAAGAAGCAGCCGGCCTGGTTGACGGCGGGGGACGAAGTGAGGTCGACGAGGAACTTCGCGCCGCCGGGGTTGGAGGACGACCCGCCGACGAGGACTTCGATGGTCACCGCGTCAGTTCCGCCGGACATGCCGCTGGTGGTGGCGGGCGTGGGGCCGAAGACAACGAGGATGGGGCGAGCGTTCGACGCACCGTAGGGCGACGGGCCGGTCTGGAACGTCAGGGAGAACGCAGTCGTGTGGACATCGGTGCCGAAGAAGTTGACCGCGGCGGTGCCGAGGTTCGGCGCGCTCAGCTGCGTCGCGGTGACGGCGCGGTTGGCGATCTGCGCGGTGTTGATGCCCTGCGGCTTGACGCCGAGGACGTAGGGGCCCGAGCCTGCCAGCTGCATGGTCCCGGTGTCGACGGTCACGTCGGCGTAGGGCACGCCGTTGCTGTCCATGCGCACGAAGCTGGTGACCGAGGGGAGGGTCGCCGGGCCCAGCGTCACGGTCCCGTCGTTGTTCAGGGACAGGAGCTTCGCCTTGCCAGTGCCAGCGGGCACCGCCGGCGGGAACTGCCACGTGTAGCTCGTCACGCCCGCGGTGGGGGTGGCGAGGCGGATGTACGGCAGCGTCCCGAGGTTGGGGTCACCGGGGAACAGGAAGATGTCGCCGATCTCCAGCAGGCCGAACTTGGGGCCCGTCGTGTTCGACTTGAGGCTGAACTTCTTGGTCACGCTGCTGTAGCCCGCCTGCGCCGGCGCGATGAGCCCGGTCCAGCTGCCCAGCCCGCTGACGTTCACGGCCCCGGCGGCGGTGATCTGGATGATGTTGCCCGCGCCGTCGACGCAGTACAGGTCCTGCCCGCTGAAGTAGACGTCGCCGGTGAGGCCGGCGGTGGGGCTCTGGATGTTGAAGCCCGCGGCGTCGATGTTCCTGGCGCTGAACCCGTGGAAGCTGAGGTCCGCATTGATGTTCAGCCCGTTGGTGCCCACGAGCTTCCCGTAGCCGTCGGAGTGGTCGTGGCTGTCGACGCGCAGGAAGGCCTGGTTGACCTCGGTGGCGTAGAGGGGCCCCAGCGTGACCGAGACGGTCGGCAGGAGCAGGTTCATGTACGGCGTGTCACCGCCGGAGGGCGGCGTCGGGGGAGTCCCGCTCCCGCCGAGGCCCAGGGTCAGGAGGAGCGACATGTTAGATCCTCACGCGGCGGTAGACGTTGGTGACGCTGGGCGCCCCGCTGCTGTCGAAGCAGTTGAACACCGCGATGACGGTGGTGTTGTCGGTGTCGTAGATGGTCAGCTGGTTCAGGACGGGGTCCAGGGTCCAGCCGCCCGTCATGGCCGCGAGGGCCGCCGCCGCAGAGACCTGCGCCGCGTTGGCAGCGGTCACGGCCCCGGTGGCCGAGGTCGAGGCGGCAGAGGCCGCCGTGGTCGCCGCGTTGGCCGCGGTCACGGCGTCGCTGGCGAAGTCGGCGACCACGTCGTAGACGCCGACGAAGTCGTTGGCGCCAGAGACCACGATGACGAGCTGCACCGGGCCCAGCACCGTCGGGGCGATGGTCAGCTGGTAGGCCCCGGCGGCGGTCTCGTGCCAGTTGCCCGTGACGGTCGGCGACGCGCTGGTGCCGTCGGAGTAGTAGATCGTGGCGGTGACGTCTGCAGCGACCTTGCCGGTGACGGGCGCGCCGGTGGAGTCGAGGAGGCGCACAGGGGCGCGGACGGCGACGGACTGCTTGAGCTGGACCATGCGTTATCCTCGAAAGCCGGCGGCCAGAGCGTGGCGCTGGAGGTAGGCGAAGATCTGAGGGCTGGGCGGGTAGCCCTTGTCCTCCACCCACGCGATTGCTGTGTTGCAAAGGTAGCAGACCTTGTTCCTGAATCTGCCTGTGACGTGATCGTGGTCTGCGAACCACCCGTGCTTGTTCCACGGGAGAGAGGAGCCGCAGCAAGCGCACGCCGTGGCGCGCTCAGCCTCCGCGCGCTCGTGCTCCCCGGCGGCCCAGCCGATCCTGCGGCGCATCTGTCCGCGGCGCTTTGACAGGTCCGAAGATGGCATCAGTTGAGCCCCTGGTTGAAGGCATTGGAGGGCGCGGAGCCCGCCGGCGGTTCGGTCATGTAGATGGTGTCGGTGTGTCCCAGAGGAGTCGGCAGCATCAGGTACTGCGTGCTGCGGTCTGGAGAGTCGTTGGTGGGGCCGACGAGGAAGGTCATGCCGGAGCCCGCCGCGGTGCCGCCCTTGGGCGCAGCGTACACGTGGACCCCATCAGTGAACTTTGCTCCGTCGGGAGGGTTGCCGCCGGAGTAGTTGGGGACGACGGCCACGAGGCCAGTGATGCCCGCCAGCACCTGAGGAAGGCTGGCTGACGTCTGGCCTACGCTCATGTCCGAGGAGTCTGCGGCGACGCCAGCGGCGTTCATCGCTGCCTGGTTGGCCAGCATGTTGGCGTTGGCGCCGAGGCTGTTGAATGGACACACGTTGACCGTAGTGGCCGAGGCCGTCTGGTCCATGCTGATGATGGAGTTCGACATGGCGACGCCGCCCTGGCTGAAGCTGCGAATGCCCGTGGGGTTCGCAGCGAGGGGCCACAGCATGTCCGGAGGGCCGATCTTGGCGCCGCTGTCGTAGGCGTTGGCCGTGGCGGAGAAACTGAGCGTCGTGTTGGTGATGCCGGTGATGGTGACAAGTTCGCGGTTGTCCTTGTTCGCCGACGCGCTGTTGTGGGCGAAGTTCTGGATGGCTACAACCTGCCCGACGAAGAGACGAGTGGTCAGGTCGCTGGCGACAGTGACGCTGGTCGCCCCGGCGATCATGCTGGCCGTCGAGAGCGTGAGCCCGTCGGTGGCGTTTCTCTGCTGACGGCAGCGGGGCTGCCCGAAGAAGAGGACGTGGTTGCCGATGCCGTCGAGGATGGCGTAGACCAGCCCCAGCCCGTTGGCGTAGACGTAGCCGGTTCCGCCGAAGGCTGTGACGGAGCCGCCGGGGGCTCCAGAGATGCCAGTATGGGTCGCGGTGTCGTAGTCCAGGTAGGCGTCGATCTCCAGCGTGCCTGCGTTCACGTAGAAGTCGACGAAGAAGTAGACGCCAGAGACGCCGTTGACGTCTGGGCAGCGCCACACGCGGTGAGTGGTGGGCGTGTCGATGAGCGTCCACCCGGCGGCGGTCAGTCCCGCCTCCATGAACGCAATCACGGCGGCGTTGTTCGCCCCGACGGACCCGCTGTTGTAGTAGTTGGCCATGTCAGAACACCCACAGCGTGACGCTGGCGTCCGCGGACGCGTTGAGGACCAGCACGTTTCGGTTGCTCTCTGTCGACCAGGTGGTGACGGCCACCGGGGCGTCCACGACGATCCAGCCGAGGGGAGCCCGCCCCAGCCCATGGTTCACGGACACGCCCCCGGAGGCCAGCAGGTCCGCGGTGACGAGGTTGCCGTTGAGCAGCGGGCAGGTGAGCACGCTGTTGACCTTCTGCACCTCGGCCTGGATGCGGTTCAACACGTTGTCCTTCGTGTTGATGGTGGCGATCTGCTTGATGGCCATCAGGGGAGCTGCTTGAAGATGTAGATGATGACGCCCTGCCCAGCGGAGCTGGGGACGTCGGAGGACACGCTGACGTTGCCCTGCCCGCCGGAGAAGGAGAGCGCCTTGATGGCGCCGTCGAGGGCGTTGGTGAGGGCACCGAAGCACATCAGCTGCGTGTCGGCGCCGAAGAGGTCGGCGCAGTCGATGGTGACGCTGCTCTCTCCGTCGGGGATGGTGAAGTACATCACCGGGGCCGTCGCGACAATCTCCGTGGCCGGCGAGTCCAGGACGTCACCGGCCCGGAGGCCAGGGAGCCCGCTGGTGTCGACGGTCATCAGGTCGGGGCCGCCGGCGTCCACGGCGAAGGCAGGCGCGGCGCCCGACGCGGAGGTGCGGACGCGGGCGGTCGTGCCGCGGGGGTTGACGCGGGTCTCGCCGAGGGCAGGAGAAGTGGGAACGGGATCGGACTCGGACATTTACCAGGTGCCTCCCCAACCGCCGTAACCGTCCCCGTAGGTGCCGGGGAAGCCGTTGCCGCTGGCTGGGCCATAGACGTCTCGTACGTAGTCAGGGGCCGCGGCGTCGTTGATCGCGGCCATCTGGATGATGCGCTGAACCATCTCGTTGCGCGCAGCGATGAGCACGCTGGCGTCGCTCTCTTCCTTCGTCAGGGCCTTGATGGCCATGTCCAGCTCGATGATCTCCTCCCACCCGCTGACGCCCTCGACCGTGTCGGTGAGGTTGACCAGCGGGGAGAGCCGCGGCGCGTACCACAGCTGCACGGTGAACCCAGGCTGCGGCAGGGGGGTGACCTGGATCGAGGTCACGCCGATGATGCGGTAGCGGTAGTCGTTGCTGCGCGTGTAGCCGCGGCTCACCACGCCGTAGACCCCGTTGGCGCGGTTGCGGTCGCCGAACATGAAGGGGTACATCGTGATGAAGCTGTTGGGGTCGCAGCCCAGCCCGCCGTTGTAGCTGATGTCCGCGCCGAGCAGCTTGTAGAACGCAGGCGCGACGAAGCTGGGGGTGGGGGCGGTCCCGTCGATGCCGGGGCGGTAGAAGGTGAGGGTGCCGTCGGGCAGCGGGTACATCGTCTGCGACGTGTTGGTCAGGAACTGCACCGGCTGCGCGAACTCGTAGTTCGCGCCGTAGGCGCTGATCAGGAGGTCGTAGAGCTTGGAGTAGCCCTTGTTGGCCCAGACGATCCACTCCGCCTGCGAGACGAAGTTGGAGTTGACCATGTCCGCGAGGCTGCGGGCGTTGGAGATCAGGTTGCTGAGGGTGACGGAGTTCGGACTGGCCACTGGTACTCCCTAGAAAGAGGGCCCCGGCGGCGTCTTACGGACCCTTCAAGCCTCACGATGGGGCAGGTCCTGCGCCAGCCGGTACAGCCCAGTGTCAGTCTTCTCCGAACGCTCCGAACGGCGTGGCGTCCTCGGACTTGGCGGAGGCCGCCGGGCCGCTGGGGCCGCGCAGCTCGTGCCAGTCTTCCAGCGCACCAGAGAAGCCCTCGTGGTCGCCAGCGTGGAGCGCCTTGATCATGCGCTTGGCGGCGTCGTGCTTGCCCGCCTCTGCGCTGTCCGCGTCGTCCTTGACGTCGCTTCCGGTCTCGGGAGCCTTGACGCCCCCGAGGAGCTTGGCGAAGCTCATGTTACTCGCCCTTGCCCTTGATCGAGCTGTTGCGGAGCAGCATCGAGAACTTCAGCTTCGCGCCGCTGGGCGGATCCACCACCACGCCGACGCCGGAGCGAACGGTGAAGAGGAAGTAGCCGGCCTGCTTGGCGGCGCCGGCGTTGCCGGGGACGCTGGTGTTGACGGTGAGGCTCGGCTCGCCCATCAGGTTGTAGACCTGGGCGTCCGCGGTCGCGGTGCCGCCGATGGGGGCGACGCGAGCGGTGGTGCCGGTGCCGGAGCCAGTCGCGATGGCGACGAAGGCCACGCCGACGGCGGGGGTCACGCCAGCGGGAACGCCGATGGCGAGCCAGTCGGCCGCAGTCGCGTCACCGAGGGTGGTGATCGTGTAGGCCACGCCGATGGTCAGGTTGTTCGACGCCGCGGTGATGGCCACCGGGGTGCCCGCGGGCTCCTCGGCGACGACGTGGAAGTCGAGCAGGCGGTTGTAGCTGTCCGACAGCTTGACCTTGTACACGCCAGTCTCGACGTGAACGACGTCATCGACGCCGCTGCCCTGGAGCGCGGAGACCGCGCCGCTGGACCCGACGGTGAAGTTGCCCTGGATCAGAGTCAGGCGCTCCACGAGGGAGGCCAGCATCTGGAAGAACGCACGATTCGCCATTTTACTTCTCCTTGCCGATTGAGTTCGGCTCCCACGTCGGTATTCCCCACCAGGGGCCGCCGGGGCGTACTGCCAAGAACCGCCGGGGAATCGAACCCCGGCGGCTCAACAGCTTACTGCTGGAACTTGATCACGCAGTTGGCCGCGGGCATCTCGCAAGCGAGCACCCAGTAGCCAGCCAGACGGACCTGGAACGCGTCCTGGTCGGCGACGCGGAGGATGTTCCCGGTGATGTCGTCCTGCACGATGTGCGGGCACGCCATCAGGGAGCGGATCTTCCAGTGCTTCATCGTCAGCATCCAGCCGTACGGCGTGGTGTTGCTGCGGTCCTGGAACACGGTGATGGGGCCCTTGGCGCCCTGCACCTTGATTCCGCTGAACCCGATGTTGCCTTCCTTGTGCTCGATGTAGATCGCGCGGCCCTGGAGCGACTTCTCCAGCTGGTTGAACACCGCCGGCGACACGAACAGCGCGTCCGGCTTCGCCTTCGACAGCTTGCTCAGCTTGCTGGACGCGGAGAGGACGGCCTCTTCCACGGTCTCACCGGTGCCGTCGTAGCTGGCACCCGCGAGGCGGGAGGGGTTCACGCTGCGGTTCACGCCGAAGAACAGCGTCGACAGACCGGAGCGGTCGTAGGGGATCCAGCCGAGGAGCCCCGGGGGCTGAGCGTTCGCGTTTCCGTCCTGAACGAGGTACGGAACCGAGGACGACCAACCAGACGGAGTGCCCGCCGAGCCACCCTGGGTGGCGCTGACGGTCAGCTGCCCGCTGTCCTGGTCAACCGCGATGACGTAGCCGAGGCCCGCCGCCGCAGTGGCAACCACGCCACCCGAGTAGGTGGTCCAGGCGCCGAGGGTCATGCCGACTTCGAAGTTCACCGCCGAGTCAGGGTTCACGAGGACGATGACGCCCGCGGTGAACGTGCTGATCTGGCCGATGACGCCCGAGCCGTCCCCGTAGAGGGCCTGGCTCATCTGGTTCGCGAGGCCCACGAAGGCGCCGTCGATGGCGAACTCAGCCGCCGGGAGGAACGCGCCCTTGTCCGTCTTGGACGCGAGCATCGTCTGGCGGTCGATGGTGGCGAGACCGTAGATGGGGAAGCGGGTGAGGCTGAACTTCAGGATCTGCCCGCCGGTCTGGTTGGCGAGAGCGTTGCTGAAGGTCGAGCTGTTGCCCTGGTTGTACGCGTCGATCACCGGCTGGGGAAGGGTATCGCCCACGAAGTTCGTGGCCTTCGACAGCATGGCGAGCAGCGGGTTGTCGTCGTTGACGAGGTCCTGGATGGTGACGTCGTTGAGGTACAGAGTCCTCAGCGCGTTCTCGTAGTTGGTGAAGCCGATGTCGACGGTCATTTCGAATCCTGAAACGCCGGCGGCCTACTGCCCGTTCTTGATGAGGGCTTCGGCCTTGGCGCGAAGCTCGGCGCGGCTCTTGGCCGCAGCGGAGCGTGGGTTGTACGCAGAGGTCATCTTGTTGGTGATCGTCGGAGGCGCGACAGCCGCGGGCTCCGAGGTCTTCGTCTCTGGTACATCCGCATCGCGTGAACGCTTCGGCGCCGGCGGAGCGGGCTGCTCCTTGGCCACCGGGGCGTATCGGCTCTTGAACCACTTCGTGTTGGTGAGTCGCTTGAAGACCTCAGCAACAGCGGGCTCCTGCTCTGCCTGCAGGTGCGCCTCCAGCTTGTCAGCAGCGGCGGTCCAGGACACCTCTTCGCCAGTGGCGTCGTAGTGCTCCTCGACCATCTTGCCGACCTCCCCGGCGTAGCCGAGGGCGTTGATCAGCTCGTACTTCTCCCCGGCGGCCTCGACGGCCTTCTGGGTGCGCGCGTGCCATGCCTGGAGCACCTTCGCGCTGTTCTCTTCCTGCTGCTGCTTGGCCTTCTCGGCCTCAGCCTTCTTCTCGTCCTCGATGCGCTTCTCAAGGGCGGCGACCTTCTCCTCGGCCTTTCGGATCGCGAGGTCGGCGCCGGGCTTGCCATCGTTCAGCTGCGCGATGGACAGCTCCTCGTAGGAAACGCCCAGGGCCTCAAGCGCCGTCAGCGGCGCCTCCTTGGCCTTGGCGAGCTTGGCCTCAACCGCCTCGGCGCGCGCGATGCGCTCCTTCCACGCTGCCTCCTCGGCGCTGCGCTGCTTCTTCCACGCGTCTCTCTCCGCCTGGATCTGCCGCTCACGGCGGCGCGACTCAGCGAGGATCCGCGAAGCCTCCGGGGCCTTGGGCGGCTCCACAGGAGGGGTCGCCGTGGCAGGCACCGGCGCGGCCGGGGCCGCAGGCGCGGGGGTGGAAGTGTCAGCGGGCGCTACGGGGGTTGCAGCGGGGGCAGTCTCAGCCATTCGTTCTGGTCCTTCGACGCCGTTCACAGGGGCGTCTACCATCTGTCAAGTGGGCCCTTTCAGCCCGCCTGCTGGGGCATGAGGTCCGACGGAGGGGCCGCCGGGGGCGCTCCCTGCGGCACCGCACCGGCCCCGGGGGCTCCTGGCGCTGCGGCCGGCGCAGGCGGGGGCATGGCGGCCTGCTGCATGGCGCTGCACTGCTCGATGAACTTGCGGAGCAGGTTCAGGCGGCTGTCTTCCAGGTCGCCGCAGCGGGCGAGGTGGTACTCCTGGAGCGCCATCTCCTTGCACACGTCGAGGTTGTCCAGCGGGTCCGGCGGGGTGTAGTCGTCGTCGGGGTCCTCGGAGGTGCCGTCGACCATCTTGTCGAGGATCTTGCAGACGTACTCCTCCATGGCGTCGGCCATGGAGTCGTCCTTCTCCACGTCGGGGAAGGCGAGCAGCCGGCGGCCGCGGGCAGGGGTGATCCAGCCTGCCTGCACGTACTCCTGGACCTTCTGCATGCGGCCCGAGGGTTCGTTGGGCAGCGAGGACACGGGGAAGCACTGCAGGACGTAGTCCATCTCGTCGACGTCCAGCTCCTTCCAGGAGATCTCGGTGAGGTAGCGCATCTCCGAGCCGAAGTGCTTGACGGTGTAGTCGCCTTCCTCCTCGACGATGCACTTGGTCACGCGGATCGCGAGATCCATGATGTCCATGTAGAACTGCTCGTAGTCGGCGCCCTTGCTGTAGAAGCGGTCCGTCTCGATGTAGTTGTACTCGCGGATGGCGGTGCCGGAGTCGAGGCCCTCAGGCTTCTTGCTCTGCGCCGACAGCATGGACACGCCCAGCTGCTCGTAGGCGCTGGAGGTCACGTCCTTGATCATCTGCGGAACCTGCTCGTGGAAGGCCTGCGGCGTGAGGTACTGGGGCGGCTTGTCGCCGGCGTACTTCAGCTGGATGCCGAGCCCGTTGTTGACGTGCTCCGGCACGACCTGGCTGCCCATGCTGATGGCGACCTTGAACGAGCCCATCATGTGGATCGACATCGACTCCAGCCACAGGAGCTTGTTGACCTCGACCTGCTGGCCCTGGATCTGCTGCGCGGCGCCGGTGCCGTAGTAGCCCAGCAGGGGCTTCGACCACGAGAAGCGCGCGAAGGGGAACCAGTCGTACTTCCACGGGCGCTCGCTGAGGATCCCGCTGCTGCACGACAGCACGACCTTGCCGTCCTCGGCCCCGGGGGCGCTCGGCAGGTGCCACGACTCACGGACCTCGATGGTGTCGCTGACCTGCAGGGGAGTGGTCCCGCTGTCGCCCTGGATGATGTCGGCGTCCTCCAGGATCTTCTGCAGCTTCTCGTCCTTGAAGGCCTCCATGGCCATCAGGACGCCGCGGTCGCAGTTCTTGGCGCGGTGCATCTGGCGAGGGCAGCCGTGGGCGGCCTCGATTTCGTCGACGAGGACCTCGAAGGCGGGCACATTC